ATGGGAATACAACCGTTGCACCCTTCTCCTCGTATGATTCTGTACCTTTCCATATTAATCTCCTTTCTCTTTAATCCGTTCAAGCACATCTCTGTTGGCTTCGAGTATCTCATCGAAAGACGGAATAGGCATCCACATGTCACACTCGTAGTCGTTCCAATCCTCAAATTCAAATCCTCCGTCTGTCGCAACGTATGGCGATCTCCCAGGTGAAACAACGATATAGCCACTAACAATCGATCCATTTGATACCATTCTGCAAAGGACAATCTTGTTTGGGTCCGGCAACCGTTCATTAACACTAATCCAAGGCGATTGCTTGGACTGCCATTCGGCACCTTGTCTGAATGCCTCTTTAACTAATCTCATTTCTAAGCTATCATCGTAATGGCATTCATAACAATCTTCTGCCGCTTCCCGTGCCACTTCTTCTACTGTCTGTTTCATATCTATCTTGTTCAATAATTTCTTCATTTTTAGGATTATCCATTAAACTCATCCATATATCCCATCTCTTTCAAGCGGATATTAAACTCTTCAACCGAATCATTATTAGGAATGAATTGTTCAAGAACATCGTTAAAAGGGTGCAGATAGTTTTTTAAAATATCATTAGCCTCTTCTTCTCCACGTTTCTTTCCTAATCGGTCTTTGCATACTTCTATGTAATCATCTTTTGTCATATTGTAGTGCGTGACTGTATCAACAATTGTACTAAACCGACAATATAAGCCGTTTGGCTGTTGGGCTATAAATGATCCCATAATTACCTCCTTCTAATTTTTTATTTATCCACGGTTTATTTTACAATAATCTTATTATCGGATGATGGCATTACAACCACATTTCCGGCATCTGTGCTAATTTTTAGGATAGGATTAAAGTCAAAGTCAGTAGTGGCTACTATAATCATATCTCCAAAAACATATCTTTTATCTTGTTCCAATTCGTTCATATCTTATTTGATTTACGCTAATTCAATTATAGCCTTCTTTAAATTAACAAATAAAGGTATTGCTGACATGCCCCCATTGTAATCCAACTGTCTTAAAGAGGGGACAACCTCTCCGTTATCATCAATCTCATAATCTGCAATATAGGCTAACTTCTTCGCTTCGGGAACCAATATCCTTTCATTGTTCCTTTTATGAGCCATGACCGTTATACAGACCTTGCTTCCAACAGGGAATCCTTGGTTAGATTCAATGTATTCCTTTTCCAGCTTAATTTTCTGATTCTTCAATTCCCTTATTTTTGAATCAATATCATTTTTCTTTGTCTGAAATTCTTCTTTGTTCATTTTTTTTCTTTACTTTATGATATTTTATTTGTCTAAGTTTTTTTTCATCCATATTAGTCCGCTTCTTTCTTGGCAACATTCACAGTAGTTATATCCTAATCGTTCATACCATTTCTCTTGCCAACTACCTTTCTTTGCCTCAAGAAATACACGGACACATCCTAATCCTTTGGCTATTTGTTCTGCACGAAGCATTAAATTGATTCCGTTTCCATTTCGTCTTTGCTTTCTTACAAACAGGGATGACAATATTATCTCACTTGGATTGTCATTGTATCTATGCAATGATATATGACCATTATCCAATATTATATTTATTATTTCATTGGGCTGTATACATTTAATCTCCTTTCTATTCAATTCGTTAAAGTACATTTCTGTTTGTTTCATAATTGCTCCATCTTAATTTATTCTAACAAACTTGCCTGCAATATCGCAGGTTCTCAATATTTCTGCATTATTCTCACCAAAAGCGATAAGGATACTACCACAACCTAGAGAATCCCCACGAGTTCCGTCTGGACGGAAGAGTCTGATTCGGTTACGCAAGAATTTCATTGCCGTTGCCTTCTCGAATATCACATCCTGAAACATCTTTGAATCGCAGCGATTGAAAAGTAAAGCAATACCGTTTCCATGTTCTGCCATCCGTTTAACGAAACATTCTATAAGAGGGCGGGAATAAGGTGGATTCAGCCAAACACGACCTTTCCATTCCTGTTTTAATCCATCGTCATTTTTGTTGTACATGACATTTGCCGTTTTATAGGGGGGGCTACTGGGGCACATGGGTCTAAATCAAATTCACCCAATGCGTCTATAACTTCTTTCGGTGTGTACCATTCATCGGTACTATTAGCCGATCTTTCAAAAGTTGTATTCATTTCTGTTTCGTTATGAAGGTTTATTAATTACCAAGTCGCATTCAGGTGCCCATCCTAAAGATTTCGCACCATCCCATACATTGTATAACCATTCATCCACATATCCCTTTTGTGGATTAAAATTAGAATGATGGAGGTTAATTATCTCAACCTCTTTGCCAATCTTAGATTTATCTGGATGATTGGCTATTTTTACTTTTTCTCCAATCCTAAATTTAGCTTCCATTACTTCCGTTTTTTAGTTGGTATATAAATTGGGGATGCTTTCCCTTTATTGTTTTTGTTTATGCCATTCATTTGTTCAACCATCTTTTGAGTGAAGATGGTTGAACCAGCAAGACCTTTGATATTCTTTCCCATATTAGTTCCTTTCGGTTTAGTTTTGAATTAATTCCGTTTTATCTTTATGATATCAATCTTTCCTCAACGCACCAACATAGCATTTCATAAGCTGCATCTATTAATGAGTAAGATAAAAATTCTTGATAATAATCAAATTCGTCAGACATAGAATAACATATATGCCAACAATTGTCACTAAAATACATTGTAATCCAATAAGTATCCGTTCCTGTTTTTATCTCTTTTGGTAACAGTTCAAATATGTCAAGCAAGGTAAATGCAGGAATACAATGTTCTTTTCTGAACGGTTCCTTGAAAGTTCTCCACTCTCGTAAAGATAATTGTGGTTGTTTGCCTTCTTCATAAGGATATAACATCCAAGTCATTGATGCGTTACCTGTATTCACCCCAAGTTCTTGCAGGTGTTTTATTTTGTCAATCGACAGCACATTCTCCAAAATTTCCATCAGTTAAAATATTTTTGGTTTTATTTGATACGCTTGCAGTAATATATCTGTTCGTGGTTCTTATATCAGAATGACCAGCCATAGATTTAAGTTCTCCTTCTGGTATTCCCATATTAGCCCATCTTGTAATAGCTGTTCTACGTCCTGTATGTGTTTTGATGAACTGGTACTTCGGGCCTTTCATAAGTACATTTGCCCGTCTTACAAATACCTGCTTGTTTATACCTGCTCTACATCCAAGAGTTGGTAGAACTTCATTCATAGTAGTCTTTAAGGAAGATTCTATGTTGTATTTATCGAACGATCTAACCTCTTTTATCATTTCTATAATCTTGGAAGGTACAGGAACCTCAACGTTCTTACCTGTCTTTTTTGATATATACGAAATAACATTTCCTTCCATCATAGAATCTTTCAATCTGAAAATATCGGAATATCTCATGGCAGTATAGCATTGAATCAGAAACAATTTCTTTACTATTTTTTCTGTAACGTTAAACGGCTCGACATTCCAGAATAATTCTATTTCTTCATCCGTAAGAGATATATTTGAAGGAGATTTTACGTCCAGAGAGATAATATAATCATTGATATATTTACTCATATCTTTTGATTCGGACAATATTCTTTTAAGCATTAAAAGATATGCCTTTTGAGATGATTCACTTATCTTTCTCTTTGACTTTATAACATTGATCATATCATCTATCATATCACGATTTACAGGCTTTTCAATAGATGGAACTTCCTTGAAGGTAGGGATGGTATCATTAAAATCATACTCGTCATAAAGCTGATTGGTAAGATATGGCATTATATGTTTTGATAATGCTTCAAATCTTACCTTTCCGCTTCTTGTCTTTGTATTATTCAACTTTTCTATCAATACGCCTACAGTCATAATTGAAGGGCTATATTCGTTCTGAATTGTTTCAAGTCTGTTTCTTAAATCCTCAATCAGACTGTTCTGTGATTCTATAGTCTTGTTTAACCTATCTATTGTTTCAGCGAGAATCTGAATTGTTCTTTCTTTATCTTCCATATCTTATATATTTTTGTTGCAAAAATAATAAAACGGTATATTCGATAGGTTAAACAATAGTTATCAACTCTTAAAAATGTTTACTACGCCCATTAATTTATAATCTCCCTCTTCATTAATGATACATATAGGAGCATTATTCTTAGGATTAGTGTATGCCAATGTGACATAATCCCCAGGAAATACCTTCAATGCGTTAATCATCTTTTCAATGTTCAGATTGCAATCAAAACGCCCTTGACAAGATCCTTCAATTCCGACATTTTCCGATATTTTATACCCTGCATCATTTGTGTATGTTATATCCATTTTATTATCTTCCTCCCTGCAAACAAAATGTGACATGTTATATACATCTGACATTACCTTTATTCTTGAAAGGGAATCTATCAAGTCGCTAGTTCTTGCTTTAATAAAGTAATTAAAGTTTGATTTTATATTATTTACCAATGGCAGGTAGTTTACAAACTTAACCTCCATCAGAGTACAATTAAAGACAGACCCGAAATCCCCATAAGATATAGACATCACCCTTTCATCATCAGATACAGAAACAGTTACATTTTCTTCTGACAACATTTCAAGAAAGGATAACGCTTCCTTTACCGAAGTAGGCATTACATTTATGCACAAGTCCTTTGATATATCCGGCTGACATTCTATAACATCTCTTACAAATACAATCTTATCGGACGAACATATATCAATGCAATTATTGGAACAAATAAAATTTATCCCCACTCCACTAAGGCTGGTCACAACGTCACTGATATCATTAAATCCTATGTTCCTTTTTAATGCTCTATACAGATCATTCCTGTTCACGTTGACCCTTATCCCGGTACCACGCTTACCTATTTTAATATCAGGATAAGATTCCACATCTTCTGCAAAGAAAGACGCTTCACTGCCATTGTAAGAGAATATTATATCCTTATCATATATCTTTACCGTAACAATGGAATCCTTTACTGTTTTGAGTAACTTTACAAGTCTTATTCCGTCTACTGCAAACTCCTGCCCGTCATTGCAGTCTGAATCAATAACGGGAATAATCAAACGCATCTCATTGAGGTTGTTGTATGAAGTAACCTCTATCGCATTCTCTGATGCTATATATTTAAAACGAAAACATTTAAGTATCGTCAAGCCTGTATCGGAAAGGCAGGCTTTGGCTGAGTTTAACGTTGAATATAAAACTTTTCTATCAAAAACTATCTTATTCATAAATGTAAAATTCAAATGTATTCAATCCAAGAAAAATGTTCTCTTTTATCAAGGTAATCCATGTCGTTCTCGTTATCATAGGCTTCCTTCTCAAACGATATATTCCTATACGCATTACCTTTTTGTGTAAGCCTGTACAGCCATTCCAAAAGATACAAAATGTAAAACGGAACATACAAAAGCTCTTTCATTTGTTTTGTATGAATCGCTTCGTGATTGTAATCGCTTTCACGCATCGTACATCCTTTTCTTACGAAAAGAACCCCAAACAAATTTATACACTTGTACCCCTTGAATGGAATTATTTTGTTATATATAACTTTCATTGAAACAGCTCTTTAATTATTTTTTCAAAACTTACCTTTGTAGTGCTGTTACGCATACAATAATCTTTTATCTGTAGTGTATTTGACATCCCCGGCTGACCACGCTCAATAGCGTCAAGTATATTCCACAACATATCCTTAGACCATACAAAATATCCTCTAAAGAAATATGTAGCCATCACATCAGCCTGTTCTATTATATGATTACGGTCATGGTTACTGTCAGGCATTTTAAGTTCTATGCCATATATCTTACCGTCATGTATATAAGCAAGGTCCGGCATACTTTTCTTTGCTCCTAGAGCACGAAATTCAGCCGACTTGTTACCACTTACAGCAGGATGGAGAAGTTCGGAAAAGAACGCTACAAGCAACCCTCTGCATCCTTTACCTTCCTTCTCGTTCCTATAACTAACTACTATATCTTTCTGCATTTTCTTTTCTTCCGCAGACCGTTTTTCCTCAGCCATAATAAAAAAAAATTGTATTTGGCAAAGGTATCACGAAATGGGGTATATGAGAAAAATAAAAGGTTAAAGTTTGTTATCAACCATCTCAAATCCTTCACACATGTCATGTCCGCTGTTTCTTATCTTCATGGCAACGTGTTTTTCAAACCAAGGAATATAGCAGACATATCCAACAAACAAACCGTCTATAATAACCGTATATCTATGCTTGCAGCGACAACAACAATACTCTCCGTTCCTGCAAGACTTTGTATTGCTATTTTGCAAGATCATCCAAAGAAATGTTTTCTGACAAGAAATCGTCCGTACATTGTTTCACCACATCATCGAACCGCAAATCGCAATACTCGTCAATCCAGTCACCTATGAAGTATAGTTTGTTGCTTCCTGCAATAACGCCAAACAGAATAGGGTCTTTTCTTTTTTCCACCTCTTCTTTTTTCTTGTCAGACGGTAAATCTGTTCCGTTGTTATCAAAGTCGTAGTGGAGAATGGCATAATTATCAAATATTTCATATTTGTCTATGTCCGTCTTTTTCCTAATTATGTCAAATGGTATGATTCTTGTATAGTCAGATATGTAATCAAGGCATAGATTTTTCGGACATCCTTTTGCAAACTTCATAAGATTTTCCTCTGATATAGCCTTGTATAATCCTTTGCTGAACAATATGCTTTCGTATTTGCATATCACCATGTTTTGGAATAGTTTTTCTTTCAAGGCGTGTTGACCGGATCTTTCAGCATAACCTAGCATCAGTATATAGTCTTTTATCCTATCCCTGTATTGCTTCATCTCGTTTTCTGTCTGTATCTTCACCTCAGAGAAGAAATGTATCACATCAAACTTGGATCTTCTGTATTCGTCTACATAGTCCTTAATCTTTTTAAACCATGAGTTTTCCTTATGGTTTATGCCAAGAAGAGAGGTTCTTACTTGCTTGTGCTCCTGGTTTGTTTTTACAGAATCAAGCATTGTCGGTGAAACGGTAAGATTAAATTCCGCCACTCCTTCCTTGTCATTGCTTTCCATGTATTGTTTTAGGAAATCGTAAGACATTACACTTGGATTAGGATCTTTCTGCTCTATAACGGAGTATTTGGGCAGATTAAAGTCAAGCCTTATCGTTTCGTGAAACAAGGCAATTTTACCATCGCTGTTAAGTAAATTTTTTCCCATAATTAAATGTTATTTTTTGTTTCTTTGAATATAACCCCATATAAACTTGCTGGAATATCCGCATTCTTTCATGGCTTTACGAAAATCAGATTCCGTATTTCTGATATACAACTGCCGTATCGCCCAATAAGTATTGTATCCTTTAAGTTCCGCATACTGGAAAAATTGAGTAGGCGTCATTTGCTCGAACTTTAAATCTCCTACCAGTTCTTGCAGTTCCGCCATCCTTATTTCCTTTTCGGTTGGATATACATATCCGCAGAAAGGACATTCCGAAGCGGTTATGGCAATATATTTACCACACTGTTTACATTCCTTCACTCCTTGTATTCCTTCACATTTTCCCTTGTTGTGCCATAAAGCCCATTTACGTTCTTTCTCAAACTTGCCGAGCCGTGATATGTTGCCACCAAAGTCTAGGAGAAATGCTTCCGTCTTATTTGGGTGAAGCCGTATAACCCTGCCAGTTGCCTGGATATAGAACTGAACGGATTGTGTAGCACGGTTTAATATGCAAACCTCTATACTTGTTTCATCGTATCCCGTAGACAATATACCACTGTTGCATATAACGGTAAATTTATCGTCATGGAAATCCTTGATAAGCTGTTCCCTGTTTCCTGTAAGATGCTTGTATCTTTCATATAATGCCAACTCATCTGGCTTATTCTTGTCTATACCTGATATGAGGAATTTTGCAGGTATGCCAGCTTCATTAAATTCAGCGCACATCCTTATCGCATTTGCCTGTGTGGCATCAAAACAGATTGCTTTTTTCATCGGGCAGATACGCATATAGTTTTCAATCACCCCCTTGTACTGTACAGACTTGTTGAACACTGCCCCCATCTGCCTGCTATCGAAGTCACCTGTACGATAATCGGTGTTAACCTTAGACAAGTCGGGTGCATCAACCGTAAACGTTCTCAACTTGGTTATGTTTCCCCGGTCCATCATATCCTGTATCTGGGCAGTTTCTACAATCTCTTCATAGTTCATGCCAAGCTGCCTTTGGTTCCCACTTCTCATCGGAGTTCCTGTAAGACCTACTACATACTTGTCATCAAGCAAACCTGATTCAAAGAGAAAGTCCGCATCAGAGGTGTGCCCTTCGTCTATCAGACAGAGAGATACGCTCTTAACCCATTCAACCCATTCGGGCTTTTCAATCCTTCTACGGAGAGTTTGAGCCATTGCGGATACTACTAGACCTTTAGGTATGTTCCTGTGCTTAGGAGAGATATATTCAGCCTGTATGCCAACTCTTTCCAACGTTCCCCCTGTCTGTGTCATAAGTTCAGATCTGTGGGATACGATAAGCACTTTATTCCCCTTCTCGACAGCACCTTTAGCCATAAAACTCATTATGACCGTTTTGCCGTAACTTACACAGGCGGAGAATATGACGTGTTTATGATTAGCCAGGGCATTTCTCAGACGGGTTATCCCCACCTCCTGGTAATCCCTTAGCTTTATTTCGTTTGTACTCATCTTCTTGTATCATTCTTTCAAGTTCGTTTTTCAATGCAATCACAAAAGCCATGCACTCTTCTCCTTCAAACTGTTTGACAAACTGCCTGGCGGCATCTTCGTAATCAGGAACACATTCCTTTTTAAAGTATTCCTCATTGTCTTGAAGAACCATCCAATCCTCGAAGTGGTGGTTTGGCTTTTTCTTGAATATGTGAAGCAAAATGGCAGTGTCGCTATTTAGTTTGATCAGCTTCCTGTCATAGTTTTCAAATTCGTCAACGTAATCCGTATTCATCTTCGTAAAACAATTTAAAGTTTCTCCATCTATGCCCGTTTTTCCCCTTACAGAAAGAACTACATGAGCGTTGTGGCATACCTAATTTCCTCTCACAGTCACAACAGGCTTCAAAGCATAGGAATCTGTTCGTGTCATCCTCTATCGCAATGACAGCCCTTGTATTGTTCCTATGACCGAGATAAGAACCGTTTTCCTTTCGTTTTTTAATGAGTTCCTTCATAAGAACTCTTTTCTTTTCACGTTCCTCATCCGACACTTCCCTTCCTTTCTTGAATCCATAATTATGACCTTTGACGAACCTTCCTTTTTCGTCACGGTAAGATATTGGATAATCTATCCATAATTCGCTAATTGCTGGCATTGAAATCTAACTTTAGTTTTACAATTTCGTCACTCATGGTATGTACTCTTTTCAGCCATGCCATTTTCCATGCTTCTTTTCCTATGCCATATATACGATATATATCATCTCCTGCATCATCAAATTTGATAGGAGTGCAGCTTGTTGACTTACATTTCGTTCCGTCCATAAGTTCAACGTCACCTACACCCCCATTGAGCATGATAAAGTTTATATTGTTTTCTATGGCAAGATAGGGGATGATTATTTCATCCCCACGATTAGGTTTGTTGTGTTTGATTAATGTAGTCATGGCATTAATGTTAATTTTCACACACATTTTAGAACGTTAATCCAACACCCGCTATCGGCTATCATAAAAGAATCACCGAATACTTTATAATGGTGTCCATTTGTTCATTAATGCCTACCATAATATTTGGTGGCACTTGTAAATTAATCAACTTCCACTAACTCACCGTTTTCCAGTCTATACCATGTATCAGCCTTGACAACCTCACCATCAACTACTACAGCCTTCCAATCAACAATATCATACGTATTATCCCTTTCCTCAGCTATGACCAAAATTGCACCTATTCCGCCTTTTACCTGAACATTTTTTCCTCTTGCTACTGACAAACCATTAGATCCTGTTAAAGCCTTTCCTCTTGCCGTGGCAGCACCATGATTACCAGCCGTGGCAGCACCACTATCACCAGCCGTGGCAGCACCATGATTACCAGCCGTGGCAGCACCACTATCACCAGCCGTAGCAGCACCATAATCACCAGCCGTGGCAGCACCACTATAACCAGCCGTGGCAGCACCATAATCACCAGCCGTGGCAGCACCATAATCACCAGCCGTGGCTGGTTTTCCCGGTTCCGCATTACACTCGTTAGTACACCGTTCCTTGACATAAGATACAGCTGCTTTCACAAGCCCCCTTATATCAAGCTCAGCACCTATTCTAATTTTTGAAGAACAAACCTTGTTACTTTCTGAATCGTCTATTTTACCACTCTGCTCAACCTCACAAAACCTTGCCCCAGCCGGCGGATAGTAACCAAAAACATCCAGAGGATAAGGACATGCATGAAAACCTTTCTCGCATACCTTTATGTAACCTGTTTCTTCATACTCCTTACCTACTTCATACTTAAACCCTCTACAAGATAAATCCTTATCAAATGCTTTATAAGCCTTTATTTTCTGTTCCATAATATAATGTAATACTATATAATACTGCCTATTTGGTCCTTAATGCCTAATATTTCATTGAAATACGCCTTAATTTCGTTTTCACTACTTTCTTTAGATAATGTTATATTTGTTGACATATTATTAACTTTTTGTGGTAACTCCGCAATTACCCGTTACATATTTGAAACACCAACAAAGTCATTTATTTTGCTTATTGGATATTTTTTCGCATCACGTTCGTTGAATGAAAGATAAGATAGAGCCATTTGTAACTTATCCTCCATCCTGTCTATATCATCTTTATAATCGCTTCTGTCAAGTTCCCAATACAAAAGCCTTGACGGATCATTAACTGGGCGTAAATCAAATGGATCATCATCAGATTTACCGTCATATACGATATAATACATTTTATCTACATCGGGATGGGAAAGGAAATGCGACATTAGCTGCCAATAGTATTCCTCTATCGCCTGTTCCTTTGTGGCTTCTCTCAAATATTCAATCTTACTTTCAGAAGTAAAGCATTTCACTTCTGCTATATAAGACAATTTACCATTGACATCAAATCCATATCCATCGGGAGAATCACCATATCCATCATAGATATTATCGACAAAAACAATTTCGTCAAAATCATCCGCACAGGACATTAGTCTAGAGAACGTGTTATGGTTAAAACATTCTATAGCGTCTTTTTCATGATCCTTTCCCCACTCCATATCAGAAGTGGATATATGTCGGCATGGTTTGTTTAACCTTCTCTCCCTTGCAACCTGATAAAGATAAGATATAGCTGTATCTCCGAAAGGAACATCAACTGTCTTTCTCTTTACACCCTGTTTTTTTGCAACCTCTAGTTCGGAAGGTGTCATTTCCCTTCTCCCGGAAACCATAAGTTTTCCAATGGCGGAAGAGGTGATTTTACCACACCTCTTCATAAGCCATAATTTTTCTTTTTCTTCCGCTCCCATCATTTCTTAGTCGCTTCGTTAAACAATTTCATAGCTTCCGCGTCCACATCATAGCTTGCCGTGATGTATCCAATGTCGCATTTCCCACTTTTCAATGCTTCCAATGCAGCCTTGAACTTATCAGAGTTCACCGTCATTTTCTCTTTCTGTGGTGGTGGCGGAACATCACGCCCTATACGCAATCCGTAGACCTTTCCTCCATCGCTTGGGTCACGTGTCAGTTCCTTGCATAATATTACACGGAAATCATGGATGGTTTCAGGATAATCAGTTTGTGCCAGCTTTGTAAGGCGTTTGCGGTTCGTACTGTTCAATAGCATAGGTTTAGGAACAAGGTTTGTTTCTTTAAAGTAAGCAATCCATGATGGTTTCTTACTACCTTGTACCTTTGCATTCTCATCCCATACGATATGGGATATTGTAGCGATGATAGACTGACCGTTAGGAAGTATTTCTACTCCTACATAATCAGATTGACTTCCAGTTCTCCAATGATGGAAAACCTGATTTTGTTGTTCGTTTGCCATATATATACAATTTAACTAGGTAAAACTACAGTTGAATTTCCCGTTTTGTCTACAATGACGCTCTTTCCGCCTATGACAGCTTCCGTCTTGTGTCCACTTGGGTATTCCGATAAGCAAGAATCATTTTCCGCTTCATACGGATATACATCCATGATGGCAGTTTCGGCTATGGATGAAATCACATAGTCTGCCATTGTGCCTTTCATTACTTCGTCAAGTTTCTTTACAGCATCTCTCAAATCGGCTGCCTGAACAAGCATATAACATGATGTCTTTTTCTCCGCTCCGCTCTTTTCGTCCAGAGTAATGAAGAACAGCTTACACTTAAACCAGCGATCGGCTGCATCTTCTTCAGATGGGAACAGTTCGCTGTAGTTGGAGCGTTTAATGTCCGAAACAGTGAACTCGCCACTGATAAACGGTGTCATTTCCGATATAATACGTGCTTCTGCCTCAGTGAAGCTAAGCGCATCAACCATGTATTGCTCACTTACTTTCTTATTCATCCCATTTTCTGCTACTTTTTCGTAGCGAATTTTACACTCAAAAAATGTTCTCATACAAAATATTTATTTAAAATTCCATTGTTCCATGTAGTCAATGTTTTCAGGAAATCCTTCTACCGATATAGGGCTAAGGAATATCTTATCACTTTTTAAATTTGAGCCTCCCCATTCAGTCGGTGGGCACTTTTCATACTCTTCTTTAGAAACTTCACTTACGCTAAAATGAGGTTGGAATCCCCATCCTTGTACACTTTCTCCTAAATAACCAAATTTACGTAATGCCCACTCAAAAGCAATATCTTTATAAAAGTAATGTTTGGAGAATACTGCCGCATATATCTTATGTGTAAAATTCCCTGTTTCTGTCAAATCAGGATGACATCTGATACAGAAATATTTAATACGTGAAAGTATTTCTTTTGCAAAATTCTCATATTTTTCACAATCCTCTTTTGAAATAAACTCTTTCCCATCATACGCAATGTAAACAGTCTTAGTAATTTCTTTTGTTTCCATATTTTATTCATTACATAATTTCATAAAACACATCCATATCGTCTTACTTTGTCTACCAGTTGTATGTCCAAATAGAGGTTTGAAAGGAATAACAGACAAAACATCTGATGCTTTTATCTCACTTTCATTCCATTTGAAGATAAGTGTACCATTCGGTTTTAATACCCTCATGCACTCCTTGAAACCTTCATGAATAATACTTTTCCAATCATCAGGCAACTTGCCATATTTTTTTGCCATCCATGAATTTTCTCCAAGTGTTTTCAGGTGTGGTGGGTCAAATACAACTTGATAGAAAGAATTATCTTCAAATGGTAAATTAGTAAAATCTGCGATAATATCAGGTTTTACTTCTATAGTCCTTATCTTATCCCTATCTTTGGCCGTAAGTGTTTCTGAACGTTTGTCAACAAATAACACATTAGGATTTTGTTTATCAAACCAAAACATACGACTACCACAACAAGCATCCAATATTAATTTATCGTTTTTCATTTTTCATTCATAATTATTTACTTACTGTTATTGATGTGTAGATCACATTTATGAGGGGCGTGACAGAATCGAACTGTCCTCCTCTACAAGGCCGCGCGTCACATTAGTCACACCAGCCAAACGCCCCATTTTCGCCCGCCATATCTTCATAAATAGGGCAGGCATGTAAATAAATACACTTAATCAAAATTAAAATTATCTTCATAGTCCGGTTCTTCATCCGGCAGGTCATTACCGAAGTCCATAGGAATAAACCAGTCTGAAATATAGTCTTGCATAATCATTCCTCCTTTATATTTTTTATACCATCTTCAAGCATTTCAGATAAACAAGCTCCTCCATTGTAAAACTGCATTATATAACTGTAAGTTCCGTCATTGTTTGGAGTAAGGATTGATATATCCTCTGTGTTTTCTTCTTCATTATCTTCAATGATTTCCCAAAGAGTGCCATCAACTTCAATTACAATAGATGGATATGGATCTGTTAATAACGCTTCCTTATAGGATTTATAGCATTCGTCTAAACCTATTCCAATAGACTTACATTTTTTCTCGCACCATTCTTCAATGGTATAATTTACTAAATCAACTTTTCTTATCTTACCGATATGTCTTTCCATTTCGCTCATACATCCTCCTTTTCCTTGTCCTGTTTAAAATATTTATAATTAATTTCTCCATTGACAATCATATCCATGATTTCTTCATCGGAAGATGTGGCTATCTTCATCATAAACTCATCTTTCTTCACCTTTTCAATACCTTCATTTTCAGTATTTCCCACCTTTTCCAACTTTTCCATCTTTTCTGCCTTTTCAGACATATAAGACACAGCATCTTTAGCTATTTTCAAGGCATAATCTGAATCGTATAAAGACATCATGGATTGAATGTATATTCCGTTAATCCTGTCAAATATTTCCTGTTGGGAAAGGCTTAGAAACTTTGCCGTATTCGCTCCCATCATCACCTTTATCTGCCAAGATGTTTTTATATTCACTACGTGAAGCCATCCCTCTTTGATAGGGCTTTTAACTATATAAAAGTCACCTACAATATATCCTTCGTCTATATCTTTCTTTTTCATAACTTGTATTTTTCCAAAGCAAGAATAATTTTATGATCTTCAAAGGCTGATTTTATTGTATCGTCAATCATTTTGTTGTGCGTTTTAGAATCTATGTCCAATTCTGAAACATTGTATCCATTGTCAATCTTGTTCTGAATACTGAAATAATAATTTCTTATTGTCAGTACGTTATTATGTATTTCTTCGCGTGTCATTTTCTGGGTAAAAATTTATTTTTAACAAATGATAAAAGCATCACGGATATTTCATCGGCATATCTTGCAAAATCATCCTGGTATTTCTCGTCAACATTGTTATCCATCCATAGTATTTGATTCTTTGCCATAGTACCTACCTTTTCAAGCGTTTCAAACATTTGAAGGCTAGATCCGGGGAGTGTTTTCTTTAGCATTTCATTCAACTCTATGGAAGAAGAATGGATAATATCAGCACAAAAAGCAATGGCGTTGACATACATCATCCAATCCATTTTCTCATCATCAGACATCTTCTTGATAATATCCATGCCCCTTACATATTTACCGTCAGGATAAGCCTTGATATATGCTTCCTGAAACTCCTTTATCTTGGCTGTTACACGAGAGCATTCAACCATACGGCCTTTCTTGATAAGATCGTTCTGCAGCTTGCGCAACTCCTTCATTTTTTCCTCTCTCTCACACTCCTGTATTAACAAATGTCTTTCCATCTTCTATTATTTTTATAAGTTCTTTAAACTGGTCCGCAATTATCTCTAGTTTTCCCTGTATCTTCTGATTCATATTCCCGTCCTTGTAGGAACTCTGAAATCCTTCATAACGTGAATCAATGCTGGAATAGCAGAATGAATCAGACGTGATGTTTACCATCGTATTGTCACCGTCTATGAACGGTTCAGGTATGTCTACTTTTATCATCATAGCAATCCGAAATAACTGTCTAGTTTTTCAATCGTTTTATCTCCATCCATCAGGACGTACTCAATGACTTCTCGCCCTGAAAGTGTTATTCTCAACTTGTCCACAGGCTGGACATTGGCTATACCTTTAGAGTAATTGTTATAATGAACAATCTCCCATCCTTTTATGGATGATAGCATTCTCCGTTTGCCACACAAATTTATAGCTTTTGGAGTAAATTCCTTCTCTTTCTTATCCATAATCAATCGTTTTTAAACTTTTTAAACATCTCATCTCCCAATACTCCGCTAATGAACATGGTAAGTTCTATTTCCCATTCATCTGCCTTACCCTTCACGAACGGATAAGTAAGCTGATGCCATTCATGGTAATCAAATAACTTCATGCGAAGTGGGAAATAGTCAAACAGCTTCTTGTTTCCGTAAAATACACGAATATGATTACTTTTTAACTCTGTGTAGGACAAACCATAATAATCTAATATCTCATAAAATTTGTCCATTGGCGTAAAATTACACTTCATTTGATATATTCTTTTAGTTGTTTATGCAACGATTTCATGTATGCTATTATTGTATCCGCATTAGGGTCTGAAAAGTCAACATCCTTTACGCTTTTCAACTTTAACCCATATACTGAAATAACAATAACTTCTATGATGTTATGTTCTCTATCTTCACGGTATAACACATCTTGAATGCTAGATGTATTAATGATGGGAAAGTTATCAACTTTTATTAAAGATTTATATTTACCTAGCATTGTTGGCGTTATTGACGTTATATCGTTTTCTACAAAATCAAAAAACATATTCTCGTCATCTCCGCAATCTACTGTTTCAAGAAACATATAAATAACATTCCACTCTGATTTTACGTGAAAAGTATTATCTGACTTGTCTACAAATATGCCATCACCAAATCCATCCAACGATTTATCGGAAGCGGTGTACCCTAACCGTTCAAGTCTGTTTCTTATGTCGCTTGAATCCTTTCTAATCAATACCTTCATGAAAAATATTATGTTTAATTATTATTGTCGATTGCTTCGGTAGGCTAACCTGTTCACTGTTTTCCTTGTTGGTCAAAATGTATCTTTCCCCGGTATCACTAAACAGGAAATCATCTTTTACAAAGGGTATTTTCTTTCCATCATACCCTACGATAAAGCAGTTTTGAAAAATTTCTAGTAGAATCATGGTCTTTTGTTTTTAGCGCATAAAGAAAAAATAGGTTTGACATGAAATGCGTTTCTTACAATCCAGTCGTAATCTACGTTTTTTGGATCTCTTTCAATACTCCAAAGTTTGCTAGCGTAATTCATATCGCTTTTCAATAATCTGATTTGTCGTTTCTGCCTGTATATTACAATATAAGGACAGAATACAATCATCATTATTTCTAAAAACTTTTTCATTATCTTATCGCTTAATGGTTACTAAAATCGGGGGAACGCTTTCCCCCTAAACTTTTATTAATATGCTTGCTTCTACACTCAAACATGATGCAAATATAGTCAATAAAATGACATAATATCAAATATTTTAATATATATATTTCTTATTCACATTTATTAAAGTATTCCTTAAATACATTTACATTGTATGTGTTTACCTGGCAATGGTTATCGTCAAAAATCTTTTTTATCTCATAACCTAGCTTGCAAGATATTACTTTCATCTTCATCCGGCTAATCTTTTTCCAGTTGACACCGTTTTCCTTTGCCCATCTTTTGATACTATACCATTCATTGGATTCGTTTGGTTGTGGCTTTAACGCTTGATTCCTTTCGTACTCATCAGCCCACGCCCTGGCAGATTCGGCAGGATTGTTGAAGTTTGGAAGTCTTGATGATATAGAAGTATTCCCCGTGGTAAGAAGCTCTTCGATCTTGTCATCTACCCAAATAGCAAAATCAGTGGATAATTTTTGAGCGACCCTAAGAGCTATTTTTTGATGTGCCCATGTTCCTTGCTGTGATACATTTCCTCCCTTTATAATTTGCAGTAAATCAGTCGAAATAAAATTTTTTATTTCGCTCAAACGATTTACATAATCAGTCATTTCCTTAGAATTTATAATAGTGGATAGATTTTTATCAGGAAATAACCTAGCAAAATCTGTAAGACATACAAGGATATATCCATTCATCTTACGCATCCTAACATTTATTCCATTATAAGAAAACATCTTGCCCATTTCGGAGGGATTTACCGTACTTAAAACAACACCTGTGTCATTTAAGTTTTCTTCATTTATCTGTCGCATAAATAAAAAAAAGCAGAGATCTCTTCAACTTGCGACAGTTATACATTAGACTTATGAAAAATGTATGAAGAAACCTCTGCTTATATTTTAGGTAGCAGCTATCATTATAAAACAAAAAAGTCCAAAAACTATCGCACCGCAAAGGTACATAAAGTTTTCATACTACCAAAAAAAATCATTATTTTTGCAAAACAATTAAAACAAATAATATATGGCAAAGAAAGTGATTAGGGTTAATGTTAAATCCCCTAAGGTAACATCAAATAAAAAGGCATCTCCCATAAAGGTCAAAATAAACATGAAGAATACGGGAGGATTACAGCCCACAGGAAAACAGAAATTATAATCTACAACAGTTTCTAAAACCATCGGTTATAGATTGATGATTATTTATATTCCTATCTCCAAATCGTTGATGTAGATACAATGCAATAAAGAAACATACAGTTACAAATCCTATTGATATATACGAATAAAACATAGTGCATCTCACATCCTCAAACACCACATTATTAAATACAATATCTAGTATTGCGTATATAAACATCTCAATGACAAATACTCTATGGTATATACAAAATAAAAATACCTTTGACAATACATAGAACAATATTGCATTAAACAGTTTGGCGTTAAAGAATATGGTAAGGTATTTGTCCGAAAACGGAGTGGCATACTGAATATACTCCAATGTGTCACCATCATAATACTCAATAATATCCCCTGTGCCAACAGAGTGTATAACCTCACACTGATGGACAAGTATAGCAATACAGAACAATATAGGATAACATCTTATCACCCAAATAAGAAACGTCCTGTAGAAATTGTTCAAACTTTCCTCTAGCATTTTGTCTTTCATCTGACCCTTCTAGCTAAATTTCTAATAATATCTTCTTTCGTTCTCCCTTTCAACAGGTTAAGATCAATTGTTGCAGAACCTACCTTTACGCACCCATCAGATATGTATTGCTGCACACGTTCGTTTACCAGATAGTCCGCACCAAGCATATCCAATCTTGAAAGCCCTTTCACATCATTTCTTCTGCTTAACACAAATCCACCTGCTGTTCTCCATATACGTCTATATTGGCTTATTCCGTCCTTTACAGGCATGATTATGTCGTTTTCAAACAAAGGTATTCCGTTCATGTCAAACACGCCTGTAAACCATTCTACAACACAACCACTGCTATCTCTTACACGTCCATAAGCATCTATGGATGCATCGTCAATAAGAAGTTCATATCGCCCCGTTACTCCATTAAATATACGGAGTAACGGGAAATCAATGTCGCTACTGTTCATTTCTTTTCAATTTATTCAAAACACGTTCATCTCTTGTGAAATCTTCTCCGATTTGCTTCTTGCTTTCAATGATCTGCTCTACAAGCATTATACACTCCTTTCTTATCTCTTCGGTTTCATTATAACCGCAAGCCTTGTCAACTAGTCTTTCGATGTTTGACTTGGTGTTAGAAAGCTGTTTGCAGAGAATTTTTAATCGGAAATAACAAAAATCAATTGTTGCTATCTGCTCTATTCTTCCCATTTTTTTTAATTATTTCAAGACACTCCTTTAATCCATCATCAAAACCATGCTTGTACCCCTTAGCGTATTCTCCAATATTATACACCGCCATTGCAAATACAAACAGAATAATACCTAAAGCCTTATGCCAACCAGGAAGGGATATGGAAAACGGCTTAAATGTAATTGTGAGATCTCCAACCCATAATAGGGCGATAATACATATGATTGTAAATATAATTGTTTTCATAATCAATATTTTTTTCCGTGAAACTTAGGTCTTAGTTCATTGTATCTCATCTTCTGCTCAATATGCCATAGCAAATCTATGTCAAGATGTTTGGCAAACGCAAAGATTAAAAATATAATCTCATTTACAATCGTAGAAAGATATTTGTAATCTACAATTGGTTTGATAAATATGGAATATATCGCTTCCGTGAAACTCAATTGGCTGTACATGCAGGCAATATCATCCATATATTCGGAGTTAATATCATTACTAGCAGATTCAAGGCTTATTCCTCGAAGTCCTGCAAGGTCAAGCAAGCGTATAACTGCTTCGCTTAGTTCGTCTGAAATCGTATCTTTGATATATTTTTCAAAACAATACTTGAAAATGACATCATCGTGCGGTTCTTCATTCTCATAAGAAGATTTAAAAGATTCTCTGTCGGCACGTTTCCCTTTCCTATCCGCTTCCACAGCTTCCATAAGCTCTCCAACGATAAGACAAAGGAAGTGTTCATCACTCAATTCTTTATCGTGGAAACCATGCTCACAAGCTGTCTTATAAGCTATATCCCGTAGTTCGTTCAAATTAATATTATTCATAAATTTACTCTCTATATGTTAATCAATCAGTTTAAATTCATAAACGAAAACATAAGGATTGGATTCCCATGTTCCCTTGCCTGATACTTTATCTATGAGGGCTGCAAAGGCTTCACGGGGTGTATCAAATCCATCGTCTTCGTTTCCCTCAAATTCATAAAATATAGATGGTGGATATTTATCATCACCCGAATCTTCATATATCCCTTCTTTCAAGCAATCTTCATCGGAAATGTCCTGTAAACGTTCAACCTTAATATCGGTAATTCGGATATGATGGGACATGAAGTCAGCGCAGACAAAGAGTTTATTACGCCAACCTTTGCTATACTTCCAACCACTAACTAACATATCAAGTGTTTCCAATCCTTGTTCATGGTAAACGGTTTCATAGCTTTGCGCAATGGCAACAACTTCACCAACCTTATATCTAGACAAATGAATTTTATCTTTACAATATGTAAATGGAACAATTCGTCTAGTTATTGTCTTACGACCGTCCAACACCGCTCGTGTTAATCCAAATTTATCATTGAAATATATCTTTTTCATTTTTATATCAATTTTAATGCCTCCTGTAATCCTGCTTCCAGTGCTTCCTCGTAGGTATTATAACGGATAATAGGCCTGTCAGACAATCCTATCAAGTCATGTCTCGGAATTGTCAGTATATCATACGTCCAATAGTTTTCATACATATAGGATATTTCGATATGCAGGTTCTTGGTTTCACGCAGCCACTTTTGTGCAACGGATTGAGTGGGACGACTATAACACAATTTTGGCAAATTCTTATTCGTTCGGAACACAGATTGCATTATCCGATTATCGTCTTCTTTAATAATATCTTTGCAATACTCATTAAATCCTTTCTCTTTCAGCAGCTTCGCTGTTTCTAATGTTACAAATTCTTCCTGTATCATACACTAAAATATTTTCGGTTCTTCTTTGTATGGAGATTTAACTTCGATAGTCGTGTTTACGGTAACTCTATCTTTGTAATATCCGCTTGCGCTAATCAAAAAAATTCCGTTTTCAAATCTAACATTCGTGATATCGCTATAGCATCCGTCTTTGACTATCATTACCTCTCTATTTATATCTTGCGCAGTAAGCAACAAATGCGCTAAATCCCGTATTGTCATTTTATTTATTTTTTAATCTTATTATGTCAAATCATTCATTATTATTCTCCTTTACACTCTTCACAATGCAATTTATAAGCATGGGCAAACATCTTTAACGTAACAGGATCAAAGTGAAAATCTGCCTGTTTCCCTTCTATGACAACTGAAACACATAATTGGCCGTCGCAAAAGTCAATATATGCCTCACCACCTCCATCCCCTCTAATAGAAAAGGTTTGTGTCTGTACACTATCCATTATCTACCTCCTTTAGTCTTTTAATTAGGGCATCAGCGCAATTAAGCGAATATTTAGCGACTGCTTCAGAATTAACACCATTATCGTTTGCTATAACAATTTTAATAATGTCTTTTGCCAATTCGTACCTACGTTGTTCCCAATCAATGTTTTCACTAAAGAAATTAAGTTCTGACACCTTGATATACATGTTTCCCACCAATGCAGTACCATCATCATATAAATCCTTAATCTCTACAATTTCTCCAGTTGCTTTTATTGTTGCTTTCATAATTTATTTCTCTTTAAGATTTACCTCAATTGAATATTTGTCAGTTAGCTCGGTTTTTATTGCCTCCTTACATAAAGTCCATAACATGTTATAGCCTCCTTGACGTTTTATTTCATCGGAAACCATACATCGAATCCAGTTGTCCAGAGAAACATCATTTCCATAAGTATTATGGAAAACTCGTTTAACCTCCTCTCTAATAATAGGAATCATTATCTCCCTTATATCCTCTTTAGTCAACTTTAGTTCGTTATGGATATAGTTTTTTACTTCTCTGTATCTATATTTGTTCATAATCAATTCATCCTTTTAAAACATTCAACAACTCTTTAGCTCTCTTATAGGTGTCAAAGCCCTTTACATTCACCCATTCGTATGAAATACGTTTGTCTTTTCTGACTTGTACCCAATATATTATTATGGGAATACAACCGTTGCACCCTTCTCCTCGTATGATTCTGTACCTTTCCATATTAATCTCCTTTCTCTTTAATCCGTTCAAGCACATCTCTGTTGGCTTCGAGTATCTCATCGAAAGACGG